CACAACGCGCCTTACATCGCTGTCTACGCCGACGAGTTCGGTTACGTAGGGGCGATCGCGCATGGCGTGTTCAAGGCGACCGGCAAGGCTCTTGCGCACAGCTTCGACTTCTCCGATCTGGAGGACATGCTGCAGAACTTCCACGAGGCAGTTCGTGCGTACGGCCACCTCACAAATAACTGTGGGGTATGCCGCCGCAAGTTGACCGACCCCGTGTCGGTCGAGCGCGGGATTGGTCCCGTGTGTGAAGCTCGGATGGGCTGGTAGAAAGGAGAAAAGATGAGCGAGAAGCAATACATTTGTGAGGTTCTTGCCACGGAAGTGGGGGGACTGGTGGAGGGTCGGCGGGATGACCGCCGCCTCTGCCATTGGGTGACCGTGTACGCGGTCAGTGAAGAGAAGGCGCGGCTGACCATTGCCCTGGCTTACGCCAGAGACAGGTACTGGCTCCTTGAGGAGATCGGCTGCGTCAAGGAATTAACACCAGAAGTGAAGGAGAAAATAGATGTTGAGATTGACTAGCGCATTCGTTGCAGCGTACTTTGTCTTCAGTACAGCGGCATTCGCGGATGCTTTTGATCGGTGCAAGCGGAAAGGCTTCAGCTTCACCGAATGCTTCCACATGATGTCGAACGATCCAGTCAATTCGTACGGTGGCAGTGGTTCTGTCGGCGGTGGCAGCTCAGGAGGCGGCGGTGGAGCCGGAGGCGGTGAAAGTGGCGAAGGAGGCAGCGATGCTGGCTCAGGAGGCGGCTCGGGTGGCTCTGGCGGCGGGGGAAGCGGCGGTAGCGGCGGCTCTGGAGGCTCAGGCGGCGGCGGCTCAGGCGGAGGCAATGGCTCTGGCGGCGGCGGCGGCCCTGGCGGCAATGGTAATAATGGCCATGGTAATGATGACGATGGTCACGATTCGTCGAACCCAGGCCAAGGGGGAGGCGGCCCGAATGGCTCCCCTGACGGAACCGACCAAGACGGTACCCCCGGTAACAGCGGCGGCGCAGGCGGCGGCGGTGGCGGAGGTTCCGGCGGCGACGCAGGCTAAATAGCCTCTAGAACGCGCTCAGGAGCCCGCTGACGGCTCCTGGGCCTCTTCCATGTACTCCCCTACCCAAGAAGGATAAAACCCATGAGAAAGCACGACAAGGCCCACCACGTGTATCTTTCATCTTTGCAAGGATTGAACGCTTCCACGCCTGAAGCGGGGCTGCATAGTTTAGTAGCGAGTGCTTTTCGGCAGACAGCGATCTATTGTAAGGCACACGCTGAGCAGGTGAAGAAGACGCCAGACGGCGAGCCGCACGAAAGGGAATGGACAGAGCTGCACGATCTTTATGAGCAGCTTGCTAAATGCGCTGATGGCTGACTATGTTTATACTATTCGACCAGCTAAACCCGATCGAGATAGCAAGCGGAAGAGGTACACCCTCTTCTGCCATCAATCGAATAAGCTGTTGTCGTTTAAGTATTCGAACCCGTTGTGGTCGATCGCAACCGTCCAGTCACGGGCGGATCATGCGAACGATCACCATGTGATACGTATCATCGATCCGGCCGGGAACCTCATCTATGAGGAGACAATCGGGTGGGCACGGAAGAATAAGTTGGTGGAAGTCGAGATCGGGGAACGCGAGTACGCCTATCCCTGCTTCGTCGACATGTCAGACAAGACGTGAGGTATAGAACCGTGGTGGAGTACACCGTACAGTGCGATGAGCAGAGCCTCACACTTCCCCTCATTGGAGGTGGCGAGTTTACAATCCCGAAAGACTTGGCGAGCGAACTGCTTAGTCTGGTTCTTATCACGCCCCACGCCGATCCGTCTCTTCCACATACTTGGATGAATGAACCGCAGCTGTGGGGTGTCGAGCTTGTACCCGCACAGTTCGACAGTGGCGACGAGCGCCCCCTTATTCATCCCGAAGGTGAACGCACCTACGTGGCCATCTGTGGGCAGACTATGGACATCCTCGATCCATATCTCATCGAAGGGACCCTCACGTCTAATGATGAGGGCCAGTTTGTTAGCGTCAAGATAGGTGGCCGTCTTGGTTTTTCCCTTGATGCGGGTCATTGGGAGGCTGTACGCAGCAACTACAGCTTCGTCTGTGTCTATGATCCCGATAGCGCCTTTAGCGCCGGGGTCGATCCCTGCGATCCGCATTTTAGCCTCGACATTGACTTGTAAAGACAACGTATATATACGTAGGAGCCTGAAATGCCTAGACTTAAGAACAAAAGGCACGAGCTGTTCTGCTATGCCACCGTGTACCGCAACGCCACGAAATCGAACGCGTTGCAGTTCGCAGGTCTGACGCCGAAGGGGAATAACTACGCGATCTCAGAACGCGCAGATGTGAAGGCGCGCATCGAAGAGCTTCGGAAAATGGACAAGGCCATGGTCATGCGTGGCGAATACGGGGACATGGTCGAGGAAGCCGTCCGGCAGTACAAGGTTTTCAACGGGCAGAACATCAGCCGCGAGTGGTTCCTGGAAGAGCTGTACACCAACGTCCAGTTGGCTCGCGAGAAGGGGAAAATAAAAGAGGCCACCGAAGCGCTCAAAGTGATGGCCCAGGTGTTCAAGGTTCTGGCCGAAGTGGACCAGGGTGAACACCAGCTCGACATGAGGATACAAAAACTTGTTGGCAGCGATACAAATCGAGCCCAAGCGGTTGAAGTTTCGGAGGAATTTGAAGGCTCTGACGGAATGGGAGACGCTTCTGGAGATGCATCTGAAGCGGAACCAGAAATTGAAATCCTCGGACCAGGAGAGTCTTGAGCGCATCACCGGGACCCGTGGTATCCAGGGTCAATTCAAAGCTATCATTAAGCTGAAGAACGATGCGGAGAGCGTGTTCCTGGAGTACCTACTCAAGCGCGCCCCGGAAAGTCTCAGCCATTTCGTGGAGTTTATGACGCCTGATGAACCGCCCGCAGCGCACCACGAATACATCTGCTACATGTATGAGAAGGCAGAGCGCCGGGAGATCCTACGTGGATGCCTCTCGATGCCGCCCGGCCACGCTAAGACAAAGTTTTTCTCACGCTATGGTCCCGCTTGGTACCTCGGCCGAAATCCACACCACAAGTACCTGCAGGGAGGCCATAGCCAGTCTTTCGCAGAGAACGAATTTGGTAAGATTGTCCGAGAGATTATCGACGATCCTCGATATCGAGAAGTATTCCCCGGTCTCGGTCTGCACGTTAGATCCAAAGCCGCAGGAAACTGGCGATTGAACAATGGCCGGGGTGGCTACGTCGCAAAGGGGGTGGGGCAGGGCATCGCTGGCTACCGTGGGCACTTTGGCGGCATCGACGATCCGTTTGGGTCCCGCGAGGATGCAGATAGCCCGGCTCTTCGCCGCCGCGCACAGAACTGGCTCTTCGCTGACTTCCGTACACGTCTCCTTCCAGGCTCCCCGCTCTGGATCATTGCCACGCGTTGGAACGATGACGACCTGATCGGCTTCGTCGAGAAGAAGAACAAAGAAGGATCTGGTGGTATCCCTTGGGAGATCATCAACCTCAACGGTCTGGTCGAGACAGAGGAGGAGATGGAGAAGGACGTCCTCGGCAGGGACCTCATGGAACCATTGTGGCCGGACTACTACCGTACAGAAGAACTCCTGGAGCTGAAGGCTAACCTGCCTTCACGGGACTGGTGGGCGCTCTACAAGGGGCAACCACGTAACGTCGAGGGTGAGGCCGTCAAAGGCGCATGGTTCAAGCGCTACACCGTGCTCCCCCGCGATCAGATGAACACAGAGGGGACCCTCGAACGTGGGATCAGGCGGGTCACTGTTTCAGTTGACTGCGCCCTCAAGGCTACGGAACGCTCCAACCCGACCGCGATCACTGTCTGGATCGAGGACATGCACCGCCGTCACTTCTTGGCAGAGGTTGTCTGCGAGAAGTTGGAGTACATCGAGATGGAGCGGCGGATCAACGACATCTGTTTCAAGTGGAAGGCGAACACCTGCCTCGTGGAGAACGCAGGTAATGGTACCACCTACATTACGAACAACCGGGGTCGTCACAGTTTTGCTGTGGTGGGTATCGACGTGAAGAACTTGTCGAAGGAGTTCCGGTTCGACAGGGTCCTTCCGCATATCGAAGGGGGTAGTGTCTACCTTCCGCAAGAGGCCCCCTGGCTGGACGCCTACGAGGACGAGATCCTGGCCTTCCCCCATGGGTCCCTGGACGATCAGGTTGACGCCACCTCGCAGTATTTGAATTGGGCCTGCGGTATCAACTCGACGCAGTACGGTACGCGCCGCATCCCCGGCCTAGGCAGCGCTAGCGAAGGACGTAAGGCCCTGCTAGGGACCCGTTGACAATGAGGATAGGGGGACCCTTCGAAAATGAAGACAGGGACCCTGGCGCAATGAAGATAGGGTGGGGGTCAAAAAAATAAGTGACCCCCCTTAGCTAATTCTGGTCAGAGTGTGACGCCGATGCCGTTGCAGTGGTCGCACTGTGTCCACGAGTGGAACCGACCATCGAGGTACAAGGTCTTCTGCCCTCGGCCGTTACACACCTTACAAGGCTTCGCCCGGCCCTTGCCGATACCTTCGAGCAGCCCCTTCTCAAAGCCTCGCTGGTAAGCTTCAGCTTCCTTGTCTTCCTGCTCTTGCAGCAGTGTCATCTCGATGAACTTCATCACCGACCAGTAGAGACCAGTCGCCATAGCTTTGGCATGAACCTGCTTCAGCGGCATGCGATGGTTGGCAGCAAAGTCGGTCATGACGCGCTCGATCTTAGCGATGATGACCTTTGAACGTTCGTGAGGCACGGCGGGCTCGAAAAATTTTACCATGGTGTAGCTCCTAGGGGACCCAGTTTAGCTTTTACCGGGCGGGCAAGGAAGCAAAAAATCCCGTACCCAACGGGGTTTCAAAATTTTGTA